GCGGTCTTGACCAGTCGATCAAGGTAGTGACCTTCCGTATGCTCGGGTCGTAATGCTGATGTGTCAGAGCGCGGATCCCACTTGCCTTGCATTGCGCAGAACAGATCGCCAAAGTCCAACACAATGCCGTTGCGCTTCTTGCATTCTTTGAGATGCTTCAACTCAAGATCTTGATCCGTGTGAGCATTATCGTGATGACGGTCGCTGCTCAAAAGGAACCATTGCGAGACATTCATGCGAGTGTCGTTGTTCTCGATGATGATGCGGTGAATATTCTTTTCGTGTTGTATGACAGTCCAGCGCGAGCCTTTGGTTGAGCCTTCACGCCAATGATCTTTCTCGAGCCGTTCCTTGTATTGGGTCGGTCTCTTCTTGGTTGCCATTACTTCTCCCCGATTAAATTGAGCAACTCCCTTGCAAACTGTGGCGCATCACTGACCCGCATCATCACGATCCAGTTGTTCTCGCCGTCTTGTCTGAAGACGACGACTGGCACTTGACCCGGAGCCGCGTCCATCTTTGCCTGCTCAACCCAATCGGTCACGGCTACACGACAGTATCGCTTGCACTCGACATGCAAATTGCCCGTGCCTTTAAGATCTGCATCACCAGCTGCGCCGCAGAATTGCACCGAGCGTCGTGCCTCCGTGCAGTTCCAATGCTTTGCAAGTTCAGCAGCGCACTCGCGCTCGCCGACTTTTCCTTTGGTTCGTGAGTGCGATCCCATTGCTTATATCGTCCCTTGTTTATTTTCGCTCGCAAGAGGGTTATGCATATTGAACACAACATGCATATCAACTCTCCGAAAAGTATGCACGATCCTTGTCCCACCGATAGCGACCGATGTAGACCCATTTGCCGTCGGGCATGCGCGTGTATAAAGCCTCCGTATATTCGCCCTTGAGATGCAGCGGAACCTCACGGTCGAGGCACTCGCCGCGAACAACCCCGAGCCGTATATGCGTGTCGCTCTTGTCAGGCTGTATCGTGTCGCCGCAGCACGGCCCGCCGATGAGCACATAGGTGATGTCGTCATTCTCGGGTTCGCTTTCCACCGTTGCATTTTCTCATCGAATCGCCCGCTCGCAAGAGTGGCAATATCGGGTAATGCTTGAGCAGTCGATGCGACTCCGTGCGGATGAACTTGATTTCGTCGGGCTTGCAGTGCAGCAGGAAGAAAAGAAAGTTCCTCGTCTGTGCGATCGTGCGCTGGCTCTCGTCTTCAGTTGTCATTTCCGTTCCTTAGGGTCTTGGTTGCGACTGAGTCGCGGCCGCAAGCAGAACTCAAGATGTCGTATGTGATCCCGCTCGCCTTCGCACTGGCGCAGCCTCGCCTCGACTGCCTCGAACTCCCGCACCTTCACCTCCCAAGAGACAATCCAGACGACGACCTCCCGTAGCCGCTCTGCATCTCGCTCAGACCCGAGCGCGGCGACTCGGGTGGCGATTCTCAGGATGGTGTCGGCGTGGGTCATGTCAAAACATCGGAGGGTCTGCCACCGCCTCCGATGTTTTGAGAGGCGCACCCAAGCGGCGTAGAAAACATCGGAGGGACGACACCCTCTAGGGGTCGTCCCTCCGATCTTTTCACGCCCGAAAGATCGGAGGATAAATGAATCGCCGACCCTCCGATGATGCCCTCCGATAAAGTTATAGGGACTATATATAGATGCATTACATCGCCTTTCGATATGGCCCACGGTCGCTCTCGGCGACGAGCAAACCCTCTCCGACCGAGGCTTGACGGAGGGTCTTGAACCTGTTGGCACTCAGTTTCAACTTGAGGGCGATGGGCAAAGCCTGACCTGTGGTCAAAGTCTTGATACCAAAGACCTCGTCGACGAATCGCTCGGTAGTCCAGCCGTCATCGATCGGGCCTTTGCGCTTGAGTCGTGCCGCATCCTTGTTGTTTGCCGTCGTGAACAGCGGAAACGACCAATGCAGAACCTTGGGCAGCACTGGCTCGAACGACCGCACGGCAGCGTCAAGCACCAGGTGATGCTCGTCTTCGTGGTGCCTGAGAATGAGATGCGTGTCTGCTGCTCGACTCATGCTTCCTGCGCCCGAGCCGACATCGGTCACATCCTTGTCTGACTGATTGCCCTTAGATGTGTGGTGGATCATGATGAAGCAACAGCCCAACTTTTGCGCCCATTGATCAATCATGTTGTAGACCGCTGCCATTGCGCCGTTGTCATTCTCAGCCATGCCGGCCACAAGGAAGCGATAGAAGGCATCGAGGATCACAATGTCGTAGCGACCCTTTTCGATCTTGTCGAACAAGACTGGCCCGAGTTTGCTGAAGTCAATCAGGTTGCCGCGCAAGTTCAGAGTGTCGAGGTCTGCGAGTTCGGCGATGTCGATGCCGAGTGCTTTGCACAATGCGGGTATGCGCCGTGCAGTCGTCTCGCTGTGCAACTCGTTGTCGATCAGCAGCACTCTGCTCTTGGCGCAGTGAAAGCCGAGCCAAGGTCGACCAAGCGATGCGTGAATGGCGAGCGCGTTGACCAGCCAACTCTTGCCCATCTTGGGCGCGCTGATGATGTTCATGGTCTCGCCCGAGCGCAGCAGTCCGTGAATGATCGGTCGGCGCAGTTCCTTGTGAGCCGCGACGAGTTTGCAGATCGGCGTAATGACAAGCGCGGAGTCTGCGGCAGCTGGTGTCGCCGCCTCTGCATCTCCAACGCACGGCAAGCGCGGGAACTTGAATGCGTTGTTGATCTGCCTCGGGATGTCGAGCAGATCAATCGGCGACAGCCCGAGCGTGTCGGATCGTTCCGTGATCACCTTCATTGCTTCGCCTTCATCCCAAGACCGAGCCGCAAGATCGCACGCAACGGTGAAGATGGTTTGTCGGCGACCCGCTGGCATCACATAGCCTTCGTTCAAGAATCGGTGTGACAGATTGCTCATGCTCTTAGGCACTGGCGGCACAACAACACTCACTCGCTCCGACTTCTCATCCGTCGGGTCAGGGAAGTCCGCAAGCGAGTAAGTGTTGTCCGTGTCGACTGCGGCCACATAGCACAGAGGTCGGTGGTCGTACTTGGTGTTCACAAAGCCCGGCAAGCGCATCAAGCGCGGAGCGTCGTGAATGCATTTGTCAGAGCCGAGCCGACTCGCGAGTGCCTTCTGATAAGCGCAGTGAATATCCATGTTCGTGAGCGGCTCCGACAGCCGCCACCACGCATGCACGCCTCCACCAGTGGCAACAATCGCGGTCGGCTCAGGGATCAATGATTCTTCGATGCGCATCTTGGCTTGCTCGATGGTCGTGCCGCCGTCGAAGTCTGCGTACAGGCATCGAGCCATGTTCACATCTTTGGCAGTGCCGCCCTTCTTATTCGCTCTCGGGTTGGCTCCGAAGTACATGTCGGTTGCGCTGCCGCCGAGTTTAGTCAGGTCGGCGATGATGTCGGGCGCATCCTTGAGCGTCGTCCACTTCTGCACGCGCATCGCGCCAAGCGTGCGAATCTCGATGATGTCGTCCTCGGCAAAGATGTAGGGCAGCAAGCGATATGCGTGGCTGATGACTTCAGTTTCCATAGTTCACTCCCCACGAGTAAAGGATCCACCACATCCCAATCAAGCCACAGAGCAGCCCGAGGTAGAACGACTCGACGCTGTCGTGCATTCGTTTGAGTTTCATGCGGCCTCAAATTCAGAAATATCACGAATAAATTGTTGCTGGATGTATGACCACCCATTTTCATTTTGGGCTAGATGTATTACATCCGAAGTATTAACCCATCCTTTTATAATAAAATTAGGTATTTCACCGCCAACAAATACCATTCGACAATTAGGCTTGTCTCTTTTTTTAATGGCATACCCATCATTAGTCCATCTAACTTCTATATCAATTCCTACATCTGTTTTAGTCGACCAAGGATTATCAACAACACCCGACCAATATTGACCAAAGAATTTTGCAACAGCACACTCGGCAAATGCTCCATAAATATGCTGTTTAAAGCCGTCCCTATTATTGTTTTGCGGTGGAGATTTATCAAGATTATTTCCACCCAATATGTTGTTTAACTCTCTACGAGATCCAACAACAATAACTAAATTGCATTCTTCTTTAGTTAATATAATTTCATTCATCTCGCATCCTTGCGTTTGTTAAAGCGAGCGACGGCAACCAATGTCACCGCCGCCCGCCGTCCGGGGTTATCTCAAAACGGAATTTCGGTGTCGTCGACTGGCACTGGGTCAGCATGCTTTGTCACGGCCGCAGGATGCGCAGGCAGATACGCCTTGACGATGTTGGACACCTTGCCGACCTTGCTTGTGTACTGCTCGATCGATGCCATGACCCTGACATCCATCAGGCTCTGCTCGTTCAAAGAGCCGCCGCGCTTTAATGGGGGGAGGTTGCAGGCGATCACCACCGTGTTGATTATGTGCGGCTCATGCACGCCAATCGTCGCAAAGATGCGTTTGTTGTTGCCTTGGAACTCAGTGTCGAGCCACAACTTGAGCGACATCCCATCTTTGTTGTGCTCGTTCACCTTGTACTTGTCGGCTGCAAACTCTGCCTTGGTGATCGTGAATGTGTACACGCCCTTGGGCAGAATGATCTCCTCAAATTTGCGATCGGTCTTTAACTCTTGCGGTGCATCCCATATCAGTTTCATTTCTTGCCTGCTTTCTTTTCTGACAATTTGCTGTGACCAGTGGCGACCTTCGCCACAAGTCGATCCCGAACATCTTCTTGAGATGTGCTTCCCTTTTCCGCTGCGGCTTGCGCCGACGCGGCTGAAATTTTGTGTCCCAATTCTTTGGCGATCTCGCTGACTTGACCCGCAAGCCCATCGATCTGCTCCTCAAGAACAGACTGCTTGAGCATCGCCATTACGCTGCTCGACCCGCTGCTTGATGCAGCAGCTGGAGGAAACGCACGCGCCTCGGGCTGCGCCGACTCGATCGGCATCTCCTCTGCAGGCGTGCTTTCGATCTTGAGCAAGTGCGGGATGATTGCGCATCCGTGTCTATACGCACGACCAGTCGCTCGCGTGATCGCCATCGACCGCACGCTGAACGCCGAGCGTCCCCACGGCGCACGCTCCGCGCTCGACGCAATCGCCGAGCCACGCGAGACGGTCTCGCCTGTGTCGATGCGCACGATGGCGACGACAGCCATGTACTCGATCGAGCCGTCTTCTGTTACCTGCTTTGTTACCTCTATTTCAGTTGATGTCACATTGAATGCCCATCCGACTGCTTGCCACCAAGCCACAGTCGGATACTGCCGACCTTGGATGTTCACGATGAGATGCCCTACGGTCGACGCGATCTCCTTGGCGATTGCCTTCGCTTTCTGCATCTGCGCAAGCGGTGTCGGCTGATCTGTTGACATGATTTCGTTTGTCATAGTTGCTCCTGTAATTTTTTAAACGCCCACGCTGGCAACCCGATGTCGACGACATCGTCCTGATTCCATCCCGAGAATTTGTTCTCTGCCTTGCACTTCCACCACAGTTTCTGCAACTCGACGAGTCGATCGCTGTAGCAGTCCATGACCTCGTCGCTCATTCGGAATACTCCAGTGCCAAACGGAGCAACTGTTTCAACGACAAGAAACACGAACGAGAAGTCATCAGGCATCATGCGACCAGTCGCTGACATTGCGGAACGCAGAACAGCCCGATACCACGCGGCTTGAAGTCCGTATCCAAAGTTGGCGATCGACTTTTCAAAATCGCTGTTGGCTAGATCGCGTGTGGTTTTTAAATCACAAACGACACCGTGCCCGCTCCATGCATCGAGACGAGCCTTAGCAGGGAAGCCTCCGATCTCGCCAAACACGCTGACCTCTCGCTTCTTGCACGCACTCAGCATGTGCTTGATGCGCCAATCACGATCGCACGCGGCGATCATGCCGTCCAACTGCTGCGCTTGAAGTGCATTGATAATGCAGCGACCTTGATTCGCCAATTCAAAAGCAGCGTGCTCTTCCTTGCCTGCCTTACTTCGCTTGTCAATGTCGGGACTGACCACCGCTTGCGCTAGATCATTCTCGGGTTCAAGGATGGCCGCGTGCAGAGCCGTACCCAATGACATCGCTGGAGATGCCATCGGAGTAGCAAGCATCTCCAGCGCGTGCATCGGTGTCGATGTCTGTAGTTTGCGGATCAGAGAAGACCCGACAGCGTCGTCCGAGTGATACGCCTGCGCGGGCAGATTCTCCACGATGCAATTTCGGAGATGCAAAGTCATGCTGCACCTCGCATCTGTCGCCACGCCAACACGGCACGCTGCATCAACGACGACTTCTGCACTTCGCTCACAAGGTCACGCTCAAGGATCTCGCGCACCGTGTCGCCCTGCCCGAGCGAGACCAGCGGGATCTCCTTCGGTCGGTCACCCTGCAAAATCTTCTCGCAGGCTGTCATCACTGACTGCGGATCTGCCTCGGAGACTGGATCAAGAAGTCTGATCACATCGCCGAGTCGGCTTGCGATGACGAGTTGAATCGCCATTGCGCCCATCCGTAACTGCCTCGCCTGTTCGGGCTTTGTCGCTTCGATCCTCGCGGACAATCCTCGAAGCCGATCCATTGCCAATATCACATCTTCTGCCCTGTCTCCCCATGTTGCGTCCTTGCTCATTCTGCATCCTTATCTGACTGACCAATAGGTCAATCGAGTGGATCAGACGGTCGATCGGGCTGTCGTTACAAATCCCGCCAGCCCGATTTGCGTCTGATTGCAGTTGATGAGAGTCCCCTTGAGGGTTTAAGTGTTCAAGCCCAAAGCCCCCAAGAGAACACTCATCAGCTGCATTTGTAGTAGTGGAGGGCTTGAACACGGGTGCAGTAGAACACGCCTCTTCCAGCCTGTCAAGCCCTACAGATGAAGAATCTTTCCCGATTTGTGAAATTTTTTCTATGCCCGCTTTGAGGGTTGAATCTTTGTGACGCAAGTAGCGGTGCGTTTGATCTACGCTTTTGTGCCTGACCAACTTCTGAATCAGGTCTGCGGGCACGCCCAACTCGAATGCGCTGGTGATAAAACCGACTCGCATCCGATGCCACTTGCCACGACCTTCAATCTTGCATGACTTCATGTCCCGATCAAGACCCTTCTGCGTCGGGTAATCAATGAACACCATCTCGCCTGAGATGACTTGTCGCCACGCTCGCAGTGTCGCCACGACGCTCGCAGATATTGGAAGTGTGTCTCTTCGTCGACTCTTATCTTTTGTGACTTTTAATTCTGCACGCTCTAGATCAATGTCATCCCACCGCTGCCAACGCCACTCACCCCAACGCATGCCAGTGCCGTTGAGCAATCTGTACAGCACAGCGCGAGCGTTGGCGTTGTTCCTGATACGGCCGTCAGGATGACGCGCCGCACGCTCGGCGGCGACGATCAACCTATTGACCTCGTCCTGCGTGAGTGCGTCTGCGCCAGCGCCAGCGCGTCCACGCGGAGCGGGGATTGAAATCCAAGGGTTTATACTTAAACGACCTTGAACAACCAACCACCCTGCAAACTGCCTGCATAGGCTGATGCGATTGCGCACGGTCTGCGGCGACAGTTTCCTAGACATGCTCATTGCGCTCAACCATGCGACGCACGACGCGGGTGTAAGATTGTCGCCTGCGTGCACAACCCACCGCCGCGCCCATCGCCCGGCATTCTTAGAATGATGACGGTCGTAGCCCTGTTGATCAACGAGCCACACTTCCCACGCAAGAACTTCGTCCGTGAGTGTCAGCATAAGGGTTGTATTGTAGGCGTTTAAAATACAAAGACGAAATAAGGTGCGAAAAGTCTTAAACATTCTCCGACATTCGGTCGAAA